AAAAGCCATAGCAATGGCTTTAGTTTTCGGATAAAATTAGGACAATATTATGGCAAATCCAAATTTAGTAAATGTAACTTCGATATACGGTAACAGTATAAATGGAGCTTTAACTACTACACTAACAACTGATTTATTAACTTGTGCAAGTAACAAGCTAATTAAAATCAATAACATTATCGTTGCAAACATTGATGGCACTAACGCTGCTAATGTAACAATGGGAATTATTAAAAGTGGTGGTTCGGTAGTTTTATTTGCTTCTACTATCTCTGTTCCAGCAGATGCTACCTTGGTTCTTATTGATAAGAACTCAAGCATCTACCTTGAAGAATCAGATATCTTAGAGGGCGGTGCAAGTGCCAATGGCGATTTAACTTACACCATTAGTTACGAAGAACTAGATGACGCTTAAGGAGTTAAAATATGGCTCACTTTGCAGAACTTAATAACAGCAACGAAGTATTACAAGTAATAGTAATATCCAACGATGATGTAGATGCCAATGGTGGTGATGAATCCACTCAAGCAGAAACATTTGTAGCAACAATCGTTCCATACAACCCTACTGGTGTTGCTTGGAAACAAACCTCATACAACAGTAATTTTAGAAAACAATACGCAGGTATTGGTTATTCTTACGATTCTTCTAAAGATAAATTTATAACACCTCAACCATATCCATCTTGGTCATTAGACTCTAATGATGATTGGAAAGCACCAGTACCAGTTCCAACTGTTACAGAAATAGGTGGCTTACCAGTTTCTGAATCTTGGGATGAACCAAATTTACAGTGGTTAGGTCAAACAAATGATTTAACTGTTGATCCAATAACCTCAACTGATTACACATGGGATGCTACTAATCTGCAATGGAATGAGGTCTAACTATGGCTAGTCTAAATGGTGGGTTTGTTGGAATAGATTACGAGCCAGAAGCAGGTACTCAAGATGCGGTTATAACAACATTCAATTCAAGCGGTACTTTAACCACGGCAGCATTAACGACATCAGTACAATATGTTATTGTCGCAGGTGGCGGAGGTGGCGGTGCAGAAGGTGCAGGATCAGGCGGTGGCGGAGCAGGTGGTTATCGTTCATCAGTTCCAGGTGAATCATCAGGTGGCGGAGCATCAGCAGAATCTTTAAGCCCAGTTTCAGGAGCTACTGGTTATCCAGTAGTAGTTGGCGGTGGTGGAGCTGGTGGGGTAGGCGGTGTATCAAATAACGGAACAAGGGGCGGAACTTCAAGTTTTAATAGTGTAACTACCGTAGGTGGCGGAGGAGCAGGTTTTGTCGGAGATAGAACTGGAGGTTCGGGTGGCGGAGCTTCATATTCAAACGCAGGTGGAGCAGGAACTTCAGGAGAAGGTTTTGCAGGTGGCAGTGCTACATATAATGGTGGCTCAAATAATGGTGGCGGAGGCGGTGGTGGAGCAAGTGAAGTAGGTACTTCTTGTCCAAGCCCTGCATTGCCACAAAGAGGTTATCCTGGTGGAGATGGTGTAGCTTCTTCTATTACTGGTTCATCTGTTACAAGAGCAGGGGGTGGCGGTGGTTGTGGAAGATTTACAAACACTCCAGGTGCTGCTGGAGCAGGAGGAGCAGGTGGTGGTGGACCAGGTGCGCAACCATCTTCAGGAACAGCAGGCGCAGGTACTGCTAATACTGGCGGAGGTGGTGGTGGAGAAGATGGAGCAACTGGTGGCGGTAATGGCGGAGCAGGTGGATCAGGGGTAGTAATTATCAAAGAACCAGCAGTTAGTTTTTTAGAAAACACATCAGGAGTATGGAGCTTAGAAGCTGTATACGAAAATGTATCAGCAGGATCATGGACATAATATGCCTAGATTAGTCGGAGCAGCACAAACAACAGCAGCAGGAACACAAGCTCAACAAATTACTACATTTAATTCTTCAGGTACATTTACAGCTCAACCAAAAACAACAAATGCTTGGGTATTAGCTTTAGCAGGTGGAGGCGGTGCAGCTATGCAAGGGTCAGGCGGAGGTGCTGGTGGATATTTAGAAGTACCCTCTCATCCGTTGCCTTTAAGCCCAGTACCTATAACAGTAGGAGCAGGTGGAGCAGGTGGATTTAATGGAGGTGAAGGAGCAATACCTGCCAATACTTGGGGTGATCCTGGTTCAAATTCAATTCTAGGAGCAGCAGCACCTCTTACAGCTATAGGTGGTGGTGGAGGAGTCAGAGGTATGTCAGGAGCACCACAAGTAGGACAAAGTGGCGGTTCTGGTGCTGGGTCTTATCGTGGTGGAGCAGGAGGTTTTATTTCAGGAGGAGCGGGAACTCCAGGTCAAGGAAATCCAGGCGGCGGTTCTCAAGGCGGCGGTATTGGCGGCGGAGGCGGTGCTGGAGCTGCTGGACAAACACCAACACCTGCAACACCCTTTCAATATATTGGTGGTACTGGTGGAAATGGCTCACCTTCATCTATCTCAGGTTCAGATGTTACTAGAGCAGGTGGTGGAGCTGGTTCTTATCAACCAGGACCAGCAGGATCACCTTGGACATCAGCAGGTGGATTAGGCGGTGGCGGACAAAGCGGAAGATATGCTTTAGGTTTTCCTCCAACCGACCAACCACAAGCAGCAGCAGGTACAATTAACACTGGAGGTGGAGGTGGAGCAGCAGCTGAGGGTCACGGACCACTTGTTGTTATGCCTGGTGGTTCAGGTACAGTTATCGTTAATGAGCCAGAAGTAAATTATGTCACAGGAACATCAAGCTGTTGGGATTTAAGGACTGTTTATCAAAAAGTAAAAGCAGGTAACTGGACTTAAGTATCTTTATAGCTAGCATTTAGCTATACTAATTTCTCAAGAAAGAGAGAGAAGATGAATCTAAAATATTATTATTGGTACTTCCAATCGGTTATTCCTGAAAGAATATGTGATGAAATTATTAGATATGGTAAAGAGCAAGAAAAACAGACTGCTCTTACAGGTAATAGTGATAAAGATAATCTCACCAAACTAGAACTCAAAAACATTCAAAAGAAACGCAAATCTGATGTTGTTTGGATGAATGACCGATGGATATACAAAGAAATACAACCCTACATACATCAAGCAAATGCAAGTGCTGGTTGGAATTTTGAATGGGATTGGACAGAATCTTGTCAATTCACCGAATACAAAAAAGGTCAATTTTATGATTGGCATTGCGACTCCTACGAAGAACCTTATAACCACCCTGAAAATGCCAACACACATGGTAAGTTAAGAAAACTTAGTATGACAGTATCGCTGACTGATCCTGAAGAATATGAAGGCGGAGATTTAGAGTTTGATTTTAGAAACACAGACGAAGGCTCACAACCAAGAGTATGCGAAGAAATTAGAAAGAAAGGTAGCGTAATAGTTTTTCCTTCTTTTGTTTGGCATAGAGTTAAACCAGTAACCAAAGGCATACGAAACTCTTTAGTATGTTGGAATTTAGGATACCCATTTAGATGAGCTTTAAAAAAAATAAATACCAAGTAATTAAAAGTGCTATATCAGCAGAGTTAGCAGATTTTTGTTATCAATACTTTTTAAACAAACGAGCTGTCGCAAGGCACTTGTTTGATGACAAATATATCTCACAATTTACTGAATACTTTGGGGTCTGGAACGACCAACAAATACCAGAAACTTATTCGCATTATAGCGATATAGTGATGGAAACTTTATTGCAAAAAGTTAAGCCTGTAATGGAAAAAGAATCAGGACTTAAACTAACTGAAACTTATTCGTACGCTAGAATCTATAAAAAAGGTGACGAGCTAAAAAGACACAAAGACAGATACTCTTGCGAGATATCTACCACTATGAATCTAGGTGGAGATGACTGGTCAATCTTTTTAGAGCCTTCAGGTGAAGAAGGCAAGGATGGTATAGAGGTTAAACTCGAGGCTGGTGATATGCTTATGTATCGTGGTTGTGAATTAGAGCATTGGCGTGAAACATTTAAAGGTAAAGATTGCGGACAAGTGTTCCTACATTACAACGATGCTAGTAGTCCAAAAGCAAAATTTAACAAGTTTGATGGCAGACCTATGATTGGGTTGCCTAGTTGGTATAAATCAAATGGTTGAAGTCTTTGACTGTTCTCACATATCAAAAGTAAACAATTTAAAGTTTCAACAAGATTTAATTAGATATACGAAAGAAACTAAATGTTGTGATGATGAGGTGTGTGAACATCCAAAAATACAAAGCGATTTAAACATAGATAAAGCCTTTACAGTTATTGATGACTCTATCAACAACCTTTTTGAAACTTACTTAGGTACAGATAACTTTGAGTTTACGAAAAAAAATGTATGGGGTTACTATGCATCTAAAGGCACTCAATTACAGAATGTTGTTCATAACCATATGTTTAAAAAAGAAAAAGGTTTACAGTTTTCTGCTTTGATGTATATCACACCAACAAAATTAGGCACTGATTTTACAGACTTTAAAATAAATCCTGAAATAAACAAATGGTATCTTTGGCACTCAGGTTTATATCATCATCCTGAAGATGGAGTAACTCCTAAAGATAGAATTGTTTTAGCTTTGGCTACAGTAATAAATATATGCACATAAAGATTCCAAACTTCTTATCCGCAAAAGAATGTAAGTTAATAGAAAAAACTTTATTAGAAAAAGAACAGGAAATACTTGCATTGCCATTAAGCACAGAATACTACACAGGAACAACCGCAAGGTATTCTAAATATAATTTTTTAAATTACATACCTGAAATTAACATGGTAGAAAAGTTTTTTAACTTGCCAATTATGCAGGATGAAGATGAGTGTTGGATTCAGTGTTGGGGTAATGTTCTTCATAAAAGTGAGGAGATACCGATGCACAATCACGGAGAGCCTGAAAATATTTTTTATTCTTGTAACATATTTATATCAGGTTCTGATGATTGTTTTACATATTATGATGATATAGGTCATGTCCGCAACAAAGTAGGTGAACTGCATTTAGTTGATTGTCACCTTTTTCATGGTGTAAAAGAGAACATAAACGACCAACCAAGGCTGTCTATTGCTTGTGATATACACTTTAGTGATCCGAAAGATTTTAATAATTACGAACAAAGAATCGTTCATGCCAAGAGAAATTAGTATATAATTTTAAAAAACCGAGGAAAATAATATGGACATATTAATACCGTTAGTAATTATTACAGCAGTCTTTGGATTGTCTGTAAGAAAATTTAAACCTGAACTTTGGAAAGAAGTTACAGCTAAGTTTAAGAAATAAAAAACCCCTCATAAGGAGGGGCTTATCAGAAATAGTTAGCTACTAGAAATCAGC